TCAAATGTGCCATAGTTTTTATCTTCATCTTCGTTGTCATAAGCTTTAATGCTTGATTTGATTTCAATAGATTCTTTTTCTACTTCTTTTGCAGAAGCCATTTCATCTATTGATTCTTCAGTGTCAGGGTTAGATTTGCCAAACTCAATGATATAAGAGTCATCAGTTTCTTCAACTGCTCTTATATGTTTCTCATCATTCTCTATAGAATCTTCTTTATTAGAATCGTACTCATTAGTACAGACGGCTAAGTTTTGTTGTTGATCAAATTCAGTCGTCATAGTGTGATCTCCTATATATCCACATATAGTACATAAAGGGTGGTCAGACTACAAGATATAGATGTAATAAAATAAATATATATATATTCCAATAAGGGGTTTACATTTATAAGAAAATGAGCAATAATGAACTCATAAATTAATTAATCAAGGATAAAATGAAAAACTTAAAACAACCTACCAAACCTTTCTACATGAACTATCGTTCATTAGAAGCTTACATGAATGATAACAATGTATTTCTTCAATCAATTGGTTTTGATGCCGATACTTTAGAAGATCTACATTCAAGAGGTATTAAAACACCTCAAGATTTAGAATATGCAGAAATGACAGATGCGTATATTGATCTACATAAAACTTTAGAAGGTTTTAGTCCTAGAGTTGAAGGATTATCTCTTAGAGAAATCACTAACAGATATAACTCTTTAACAGAGGTAGCATAATGTTTGATATTTACCATTCAACTAAGGGTAACAACGAGTTACCCTACGAAAGAGTAGCTTGTGTACATACTGACAGTTTATCTGAAGCTTTCGGCTTAACGCAAAACATAGAAGAATCATGGCACCCTGAAGGCAAAAGAAGTACGTCAAGTGGTGATGTTTTACATGACCTTATTAATGACAAGTTTTATTTTTTAGTACCTATGGGTAACGGCAGACATGGTGAAAAAATTTATAAGACTTGGGGTGATACAGTCGTGATTGATAATTTTGACCTCAATGGATTTATTTACAACGAGGTGCAAACATGAATATATTTGCAGTTGAAAAATGCCCTACTAAATCAGCTAGGGCATTGCCTGATAAATTAATTGTTAAGATGCCTTTAGAAACTGCACAGATGCTTAGCACTGCACATAGGCTGCTTTCACCTAATGAATATTGTGAAACTAATAATATTTATAAAACTGCTTTTCAAAACCATCCTTGCACGATTTGGGCAAGAGAGACGCATGAAAATTATAGATGGCTTTTACTACATTTCATTGCTTTGTGTGAAGAATATACAAAACGATATGACAAGTACCATTTATGTTGGACAAAGTTATATGATGGTCTTAGTGAGTTCCCTATGAACATCACTGAGGGCGAACTTACACCTTTTGCACAGGCTATGCCTGACGAATATAAATCAAGTAACCATGTAGATGCTTATCGTAAATATATGATTAATGAAAAGCATTATGCTAAATGGGAAAAGGGTACATCTAAACCTAAGTGGTGGAAATAATGAAATGGATAACAATAGAAGAACAAAGTGGTGATGAATTTTCTGAGCATTACGCTTATTGTGATGATGATTATTACATACTCAAAGAAAATGCAGATGAGGGTTACTTAGACAGATTAATTCTTTCTAAATTTAAAAAGTTTTCTTTTACAGTTGATGATATCTTTGAAAGCAAAGATACTGGTTGGTATTGGTACTATGGCTCTATTGTTAGGGTTTCTGATATAAAAGATATTGACGAAGATGAATTAGTCATTGTTAGAAATTTTGTTTGGGCATCTAAACTAGATACTCATTAAAAAATCCTAGGTTGGTGGGGATATTAGCTCCCCCCACTGTATCGCTAGGCTTACGGACTGCTAGGTAGAGTAGTCAAGTCCTTGAAGGAAAGCATCTTGGACAAGTGTTGACAGGCACTAAAAAAACCGATGGTTATGTTGCTGTTAAAGGAGTTGGTAGTTATCTTCGGAACTGAAAAACTACCATTGCTTATAAGTCTCTTTCGTCTGCATAAATTATTACACACCTACAGTTAATTACATTTTTCGCACCACCCTTTGAGTCTCCTGCGAATCCCATTGGCACACCACCAACTATAAAATCTTCTGACATATCAACAGTTTGTCCATTAGCCTGTGAGTGTGTTGATCTTGTTCTAGCATCGTTGGTAGCTACCCATTTTTTCAACATCTTTATCCCCAAGTCTTTTTCTACTGTTGAATGGTAGGCATGGTTTGCGAAAGATGCTGCGTTATGGGTTTCGGTTCTAGCTATAAGTGCTGCACGACTTCTGCTGATTGGTAGAAACTTATCTGATACCAGTTTAGCTATCTGTGGCAATGTAAGATTGTCTGCTCTGCCTTGTTCTATCAAGTTGCCAATTCTTGTAGCCATCCTCTCTGTAATACCTGCTAAGATCAATTGCCTGCCTGTGAAATATTGATTAACTACAGCTTCAAAGTCCACGCTTCTACCAAATACAAAAGCTTCTTCTGCCTTACGCATAACTTCATATTTACCTTCATTTTCTTTATAAACAGCTTGAAATATTTTTTTATATTGAGTCAGCATCAACGGATAAAAATCTTCATTAAGTGATTGCACAGCAGTTGTAGGCTCATAAATCCCATATTGTTTGTATAAGTGCATATGAACATTAACAAATTTTCTGAAAAGCGTGTTGAGGTTTCTGAACAATCTTTTTTCAAGATTATTTCTTAAGATTAATTGCCTTCTAGCTTCAAGCCGAGCATTTATTCTGCCCTGTCTAAAGGTATTAATCCTTTTGCGATTTAATCGCATTACAGTTTTCTAAGAGTGGCGAACCTGTGACCGACTATAACATCTGATGGCTCACCACCTTGATATACTCTTATTAGTGCTGCTGGATTATCTGCTGTAGCGTTTAGTATGAAACTTGTTTCAGGAATTGGTAACTTCCCTTCTCTGACAATCTTGGTGATCTTGCCTCTAGCTCTGCCACCTGAACTGTTCCATGAAACCATATCGCCGACTTTGAGTTCGTCAGCTTCTGCCTTTTTACCTTCTTCTCTTTCTATTTGATTTCTCACTTTTCTTGACCAAGAAAAACCAGCATCACCACCCCACAATGCCCATGCAATTCTTCCTGCACTGGGGTAACCTTCTTCACCTTGACTAAATCCTTGCCCCTGCTTGTCTACTTCATGTCGGCTGAAAAAACTGAACATACGCTTAACAGTAGATATAGATAACCTTTCTTTATTCATTAGTTGGTTTGCCCTTGCGACTCCAACGCTTGTGCCACCTCTTTTATATTTTCTACGCCATTCTAATCCTCTTGCAGCTTCTTCTGCCATTGAGTTAGTTGGTACTGTGTTGATATCAGACAATGCTTTTTCTTCTTCTAAGAGTTCTAGTATTGCTTTGTCAGTTTCTTCATCATCATAATCTTCTAAATCTTCTTCGTTGATTGGGTTCTCAGGCTTCTCTACACCTTCGTCACCAAGTGGGAATAAGTTAGCTGATATATATAAATCATCTGCACCATCTAATGGCTCTAGACCAATTTTTTCTCTAGCTTCGTTTCTTGTCATTATTCCTTCTCGTACAGCAGAGGTAACATTCTCATAAGTTTTTCTAACTCTCTCTGACAATGCTGGAATAGAATCAATATCAAACTCTAATTCAAGACGATCATCAAACAATGGCACTAACCACTCATTGAGGTCTGATGCGATCTTTCTTAAATGCGGAATGATTGTTTCTTCATATAAAGCAAGTCTTGCTTCTGCAACATTAGAATATGTTTGACTGTCAGGAACGCCTACTAACTGGCTAGGTACACCAAAGCATAGAGCAATATCTGTGGCACTCATATGTTTTAGGGTTGCGAAGTCCATATCCTTGGGACTAAGACCCATTTCTTTCCAATCAAAGTCTCCCTCTAATAACATAGGTCTGCCTGCATTACCTGCACCACTGAATCTATTGTTTAGGTCTGTAAGTAGTTGTTGCCTTTGTGATTCTGTAAGGTTAACAGCAAAGCCTGCATCATCTTGTGGTTTGAAAACAACAGCACCACTTGGTCTTGCACCATTTTGTAAAAGATTGACATTGTGCTTGCTAGCCATGTTGAATTGATCTACCTCAACTGCTGCTGCACTTAACGGACTAAGACCATAATAATCATCTAGTGGATGCCATAGTTTAATGTGTTTGAGTTCGCTAAAGCCGTTCTCTTGATCTATAAGATATGTGTGAGCCACCCTACCATTGACCATGTATTCGTATTTCTCAGGTATAGGCTTACCACTGCCTTTAATATTTATGCGATCAGGTCTTAATTGATGCAGTTCTTTTGGAGCACCCATGTCGCTACCAGTCTTAAGTATGTAAGCGTTACCACTTAACAACACATATCCAAACAAACTGCTAAAGAACTCAGTGTAAGATTGCAATGGG